GTCGCTTTGACGCATAAGGTTGTTGTCAACCGACTGCATCCAGCCTTCTGCCTGACGTTGGTAGTACTCATTTCGAGCTTCAACTTTCTTATGTGGCATCTTGCAAAGTAGTAAACCGCCCATTTGCACTTCGCCGTTTTCATTGGCGTTTAGCTTTAATTCTGGGTGATCTACCGCCCTTACAGGCTCCCAACCTTCACGAATCTGTAATGACACATGAGATGGGATAGCTTGACCAAAGACGTGAGTCGAAATCCAACGGAACTTATAGTCCGGGTCAGGAATCGGGTCTGGCAGTACGCTCGGCGGTTTATAGTCGTCACGAGTTGATTCTTCGCGTGTATCAAGTTCACGGGGAGTGCGGTTATTAGCCATTTCGGGCCTCCATTTTCATAAGTTCAACGGCATACTGCTTATTAGTTAAGCCGAGTTTGGCAGCTATTACTTCTTGCGATCTTGTCAACTTAACTTTTTTGGTTGCAGTAGAACGCGCAGCGGAAGCGACAACTGTCGCGGCTGGTCTTTTTGAAGTGGATGCGCCTTGCGGCTTGGCAGGCTCCCCAAAAATTTCGGGGAACTTTTCTCTAAGGCGAGAGTCAATTCTCTCGTAGTATTCATCTGTCCGGGCGTAGTCAGCGCCGTTTTCCGCAGTTAGCCGCTGATGTGCAGCGAGAGCCATTGCGGTGACTTCCTCGTAACCGGGTGCTCCGAACCACTGGTTTTTAGCTTGCCAGCGCAAGGTTTTATCGTCGGGGCGCACCTCTTGTTGAGGCGATGGTTGACTATATACCTCTTCTTGTTCAACTTGTAAAGAGGTTGGCCTAAAATTATTTGCTTTGTCTAACCTGATCTTGGCATCTTGCAAGTTTTCTTGCGCCGCCAACATGGCATCAGTGTCGTAAGACTCAGCAGCTTCTTTGTATTGTTTCCGAGCCATCTCCAGATCGGCCTCTGCTTTTGACTTCAGTACTTCAGCAAAGGTCTGTTCCCCAGAATTAACGTACCCGCGCAGTTTTTGGTTTTCATTTACAAGCTGTTGGGCTACCCGAATAGCTTCCTCGCGTTCACGCAGGGCTGTCTCTTTAGCACGACGTTCGTCGTGCCGTGCATGAGCCAACTCTTTGATACGCTTTTGAACTTTGTCGCTGTACTGCTCTACCTCTTCGTCAGAAGGGTCAGCTACGTCGCGGTCCAGAGGTTTTCTGCCTCTATCTTGTTCAGGGGTATCGTCTTCAATTTCGATCTCGACATCGGACTCGGTACTGATATCAATATCATCGTCTTCCATCCGTATTTCTGGCAGGTCATTATCTCCACCTTTGCCCGGAATGCTTAATTCCGTCATGTACTCTTCGTTAGCCATAAATGTCTCCTTATGCTGCGCGTGCGTAACCGCGAGGGTCTTCTACCGTGCCATCAACTTGATCGTCAAAAATCATGCGGAAATCGCGTCCATGAATCTGGAATCGAGTGCCGCTATAAGCACGAACTAAAACAAAATCACCTTCTTTACACCAAGGACCGCTTGGGAATCTATCTGTGTCTTTGTACGCATCAGGCCCCAACGCTACAACAAACAGCACCGTTGTAGTTTGTTCTTCAATGCGCTGTGACACACTTGCTTTAGCAATAAACGAATCATCAAACGTATCTCCCGCTGGTGGTATTGCGCACAAAATTTTGTGACCAGTAGGTCTTGGTAGTTGACGCGCTTTGACTTCATCGCTAGGCGAATCAACTGCTTCGCTTGTTAAATCTTTCTCTTGTTTAATCAAGTCTTTCAAATATTGCGGGAGTAATAAATCACTCATCGAAGTCATCCTTTGTCGCTTTCTCAGCAAGGTCAAGTAAATGGCGCTCTGCGATAGCTAGACCTTGAATCACACCGCAAAGCTTTGTATAAGCCGCATAATCAGCGCAAACGCCACCTGAAATGTCGTCAGCGTAGTTGTTCATATCGTCCCGAATTTTTCTGCGCAGGACATCAACAAACGACGTGTACTCCTGTAGGGTTGTCATTTAACTCCTTTAGGTTGGGGTTTGTTAGCTTGTTGGCGTTTTATTTCCAAGTCCGCTTTAGTTTTTGCAATATCTGCGCCCATGCGAACACCTTCTTTTTCGTTGTCCGAAACCATGCGTGTTTGATCTTGTTGGGATTTCATACCTAACTTCATACCTTCTAATTCAAATTGAGCAGAAACTTTTTCTTTTTCAAGCTCAAGTTTGTCGGCTTGTGCAGCAGCGTCAATTGACATTTTCTGTTTCTTAAGCTCAAGCTCTGCCATCTTAAGTTGAAGTTCTTGCATCTGCATTTGAATAACAGGGTCTTGTTGATTTTGTTGCGCTTGTGCAGCGGCGGCTTGTTGTGCAACTTGGCCTTGGCTGTTTTGTAAAACAATAGGTGCGGCTTGTGCAATAAGCCGTGATAGCTGTACTTCTACAGCAGGGTCTAACTTATCGTCAGGCATTGGTAGATCAGCACCCAACGCTTCTTGTATTTTGTTGCGGTACGCAAAGCCTAAGTGTTCTGCAATGTGCGCCATCATCGCTTGTTGAATCATTGGCGCTTGTGGGTTCTGTCCCATTGTTTGTTGAATCAGTGGGTCTTGCATTGCTGCCATGTGTACTTTGATGTGCGCTTCATGGTCCTGATACATAAACGCTTTCACAGGCTTTAACTTCAGTACGTTCATGTTTTCTGATATCGGGTCTTGTGGCGTACGATCATCTTCTAACGGCACCAACTTGTTGGCGTTTTTTATACCCAACACATCTAGCATCTGACGATGCAGCAAAGGCATGTCGTATATCTGTGGCGCGGTTTGCGCTAATTGAAGAACTGCTTGGTACTGAACAACCCGCTGCGACATAGTGGCGGCATTTGGGTCAGAGACAGGAATAATCTCTATGTCTTCATAGTCAGACTTTTTAGCACGCTTGTTGCCAGACGTAGGCTCGTAATCGTAATCATCAGGTGAGTAGTCACGGATGATGGCTGCTAAGAGTTGGAGTTCTTGTTTGAGCGCGTAGTGGACTCGTGCTTGAACGGCAGACATAACTTTGAGCGTTCGTTCAAGTATGGCAAGAGTTGTTCCCACCGGAGTATTAGCCGACATATCGGACACTTGGATGTCGGCAGTGGCTGCGAAACGTCTTCCCTCCGCAACGATAGTACCAAGGAGCTGGAATAGAGTAGCCGATGGTTCTTTGTAAGGTAACGGCAGTATGTTGTCACGTATAGCTCCTGAGCCTGTATCTACATCTCGCCATTCGCCCGGAGCGATTGGTGTGTCGTCACCTTTAATCCGAAGTCCTCGCGACTTAAGTCCTCCGGGGAGATTGCTGAGAGTTCCCGCATCCACGAGCTGACGCATGAGGCTGGTAGCTGATTTGGCGTAACCACCAATGAGGTGAAACAGCCCGAAGCCGTAGGGACCAAAGCCGGGAATGTATTGGTAGTGAACAAAGTGCTGCCTCTTTAGTTTAAGGTCATCATCTTCTAACCAGTTACGACGAATAGCTAGTATGTCGTCGGAACCTTTAAGTATGGTTACAACGTACGGCAACGCAATGCCGGTGGGTTCACCATCGTCATCCACATCTTCGTAGCCGGGCAAGTCCAAATCAATATGCACTTCATACAACTCATAGCGGTCGTCAAACGACGCTGACATACCTGATTCTTTGTCTTTCTTTTGTTGCGTCTCGTTGGTTACTTTAGGCGGCTCACCTAAATCAATTTCACGATAGAACCCCGCTTTTTGTAATTTTAAAATGTCGTTCTCAGTCTTGCGCATACGATGCGTTAGGCGGAAACACGTTTGTAGTTCTGTCGTGCCATACGGCAGAATGATGTCTTCTGCTGATACGTAGACTGATGTTTGGCGACCTAGTGTGGGGTCCTTATACACCTTCTTAAATGCAGAGCCGATGGCTGGCAAAGAGAACAGCATACGTTCATGTTCAGGACGAAACTCTTTCATGACTTCAGTCAATTCGTAGTTCATGTCGTCTTGCACACGTTCTGCAATTTCTTTTTTATCTGGCGTTTCTTTACCAATGATCTTGGCTTTTGTTGGGCCTTTGGCTGGGAATGTTTCTGTAATTGTTTCTGATTGGAAGCGCACAACGGCTTCAGTAATCATAGGGTGGAACACGCCACACGCGCCTGCCCACGGCTCTGTACGCTCGTCGTATTTCAAACCTAACAGCGTTAAGCCTTCTTTATATGTGTCTTCCCAATCTTTGCGCGAAGACAGATCGTTACGTACATCATCTAAAATCTCGCCCACAAGCGATTGCAATTCGCCTTCTTCCATTTCTTCAGCAAGATTGGCGTTGAAGTCTTCTTCCTCTTCTTCGCCCGGTTCAATCTCAATTTCCAAGTCGCCAGCTTTAATACGTACAGCCTCTGGGTCTTCAATCTCAATCTCTATGCCATCTTCTTCTGCGTCGGCTGGCATGCCCAAGGGGGCGGCGTATAGGGCTTTATCTATCGACATGGTGCGTCCTTAATAGTATGCGTGTGTCTTGCGTTTAAAAAATGCCGGTTCATCCTCGTAGTCGCTTGGCAGACTAATAAAGCCACCTTGGCGATAGCGCAGTAACGCTTGGGATACCGTATCAACATAGTCGTCATGTTCGCCCACAGGGAACGCTGCGACCTCTTCAATCACTTCTCTTGCCCATCGTGTATCTGGAGCCCAAACCTTGCCACTGTGGAAGAAGTCAGCGACAGCGTTAAGACGGGCGGTTTTATCTGTACTGCCTTTAACTCGGCCTCGGCTGGGGGTGAACTCATCGACGGGGATGCCCATTGCTCTGAGTTCTTGGATGAGAGGTGCTCCTGCTGCCTTTTTCTCCACAATGAACGCATCTGGCTCCCACTCCTTGTAGTGTTTCAAGGCAGTTGCCTTTAATTCAGGGAACTGCATCCGGTCTTTAAACGCATCCAACAGTATTAAGTTAGGTGCGCCGTTGTCTTCGTCGTTATACCAGACGCCCCACGTAGTACAAGCGCTATAGTCGGCTGATGTTTTGGATTCATGCGCCGTATCCCAGCTCTGAATGACATAACTACACTCTGGCGGCTCATCCTCTTCCCAAATCTTCCACGAACCGCGCCCGATAATGGCTGACACGTCCGATGTGGGGTTTTGCATGTACTGCGCGTTCCAAAACCGTGGGTCTAAGTTAGCCTTTTTGGCTTTTAGCATCTCCAACGGCCACTGCTCAGGCCACAACGACTTTTCTTCCGGCGTTCCTTCGTTAAATATGGCGGGAAGTTCCACAATTTCCCACGTATCTGCGTCAGGATTCTTTATCTGGTAGTCAATTAAGCGTCCGGTCAGGTCAACCATACTCCAACGCGTCATGATTACAATAATTGCGCCGCCCGGCATCAGACGTTGCAACGGACCTTGCTGGAACCACGCCCACGCGGCATCAAACGAGCCGCGACTGTTGGCTTTCATGTCCTGTTCTGAGTGTGGGTCGTCAATTACAAACAAATCAGCACCACGACCAGCCAACGCACCACCCACACCGGCTGCGTAGTATTGGCCTCCCGCGCTGGTTGACCATTTACCGGCTGCTTTTTGGTCATCAGCTACCCTAGTTTTGGGAAAAATGTCTGCGTATTCCTCAGACTCCAGCAAATTTCGCACGCGACGACCAAAATCCTCAGACAAACCCGCGGTGTGCGTGCCCATGATGATCTTTTTCTCGGGGTATTTGCCAAGGAAGTAGGCGGGGAACAGGTAGGAAGAGAACTCTGACTTACCCATACGCGGCGCGATGTTGATAATCACGCGCTTTTTCTTGCCATCAATCACGTCTTGGAAAATTTTGGCTAGTTTTCTGTGATGGGGGCCAATTTTAAAGCCCGGATAAACCTGTGTCGCAAACCCAAGTACTGAATCTTGAGCAGCTTTCTTACCCGCACGGTTCGCCCTCTCCTCAAGATCAGACAGCAGTTCTGCTTTCTCCTGCGCTGAGAGCGTAGGTAGTATCTTGTTGAGCGCTGCGATTTCATGCTGGTTCAGGTTCATCGTCGGCCTTTGGTGTTACGTCCTCCACGTACGTCACGTCAGTGATATCCACGATCTTTGCCATGCGTTCTAACTTTTCTTTGATGCGACTGTCCAGTTCAGAGTCCGACAGGTCAGATTTTTTAACTTCTATCCGGTCAGTAAATAACGCTACCTCCGTTACTTTACCCAACAGTTCAAGCGCACGTAGACGTATCTTGGCATCAGGGTGCTTTGTTTCCTCCACCAACTGCGCTACCGCATAACCTCTGATCTCTTTAGCTTGCTCAACAAAGTGCCAGTCGTACGCAGTTAACATTCCAACAAGATGTTTTACCGCTTCTGGTGTGGTCACTTTTGTTAGTGCCGCTTTCTTAGCTTTGGGGTCTTGGTCTTGGGTTAACACAGCAAACGCTTGTCTAGCGCTGTCTTCCTGAATTTGGTCCGTTATGTCCTCGTCGGATACCGCGCCCAATTCTTCAAGCCATTTAGCCGTTTCAACTTGTGCATCCATCAGTTGTTCCGGGGTTGCTTTGGAGACAGGCGTAGCCACCGGCGTGTCGAGAACGTCGGGAGTAAAAACAGTTTCATCTAATAAATGCTCTAGCATAGGCGCTGACCATTGCAGTCACGTTGGGCGGAGTATATACTCAGTTTAGCAGCTGTGTAAATTTTTACATGATTGCTGTCTCCGTGGTTGGAGATGTTGTTCTCCGCTTTGGCGGAGATGCTTTTTTCGCTTAGGGCAACGGCCCTTTTAGGCCCCTACTTCGGTGGGGGCTTTTTTTATGTGGGCATGTCTAATGTTAGACAAGTTCCTATTTGATTTTTTATAGAAAATTTTATGTTTTTTTGCGGAGCAAGAAGTTATTGAATTTGAAACAAAACTAAGATTGCGTGTGGGGAATAGTGATCTACGGCGACGCCGCTTCGCTGCTAAGCTTGCTTGGGTGGGGGTACGGTGGGGTTCGCTCTTAGGGAATAACACGTTAAAAAATAACGTGTATGGTAAAATATAGTTGTCGGTTTGAGAGCACTCTGCTCTGCAACGACGGCAAGCGGGACACGTTGTCCCGCTTATCTTTTCAAGGAGAACTACCATGTCACAACGTAAGCACTCGCAGTTATTTGACTGCTTTGATGTCCTGTCATTCGATCAATCAGACATCGATGCAATCGTGAGTGAAGCGAAATCACTCGGTGCAAAGACTCGTGCTCAAGCCAATGAGTTGATTCTGCTTTGGGCACACGATCGTTTCGGTATCAAGATTGTTGACACGCTCGACCACAAGAAGAAAGTCAAAGGCTTTGACCCTGAGCATCCAGAGTTTCAAGCTATCAAGAAGCGCAAGAACCGCATCCTTGCTCGTATGGGATTCGGCGTTAAGTCCACAAGCCATGTGCTAGACAAAGACCCTTTGCTTGCAAGCGCAGAGCGTTTCGCTAAGTCACACACCGCAGCGCAGGTTAAGAAGTACATCAAGTTCTTGCAGGAGCAAATCTAAGCGAGACACGTTGTCCCGCTTTCAACCGAACCGCGCAGGGAATCACCCCTCTGCGCGGAATCTCAATGTTGTCAATCAGGAGAACCACATGCAAATCAAAAATGTCCAACACTTAGCCGAGTACCTCAGCTATTCGCTCGGCGAAGACCTTGACTTCGGTGTCTATGTCAACCGTTCACCAGAAAGACTGGTTGAATTGCTCAAAGCATACGATGAAGTTTCCGCAATGGAAGACTGGTTTAACAAGTACAACAACTAAGGAGAATCACATGACCAAATCAGAGATACGCGAGATAGAAAATGTCGCACGCTACATTCAACACAACATGCACGACACCGCAGCACGCGCCATGTCAGGCTTAATCAGATCAGCACGCACGACCAAAAGCCAGACGCAACTGCGCGATGTAGCTGAGATATTGAAACTCACCAATCACCCTGACTTCATCTGCTAAGGAGAATCACCATGTCTGAACTACGCAAGCAATACCTGTACGACATCATCGGCGCTGTACTAGCCGGTGCATTACTAACCGAAGCACTACTAAACCTTGTACCTGAAGGCATGTGGCTGTACCTGATCTACCTTGTAATGGGAACCGTCATCATCACCAACAAACTTAACCGCATCATAAGGGGCTAACCATGCGTAACGACCAACTCAAAGATGCCTTGCTACGTGCAGGCTTTAAAGCAGAGAAAGAAACACAACTCAAGCGAGACATTGTGTCCCGCAATAGAGTGACTGACGAGAAGCCTGTCTGGGACTTGCTGCCCCAAGCAGAGCGTGAGTATTTCATTAGCACGTTAAAATCTAACGTGTAATATGAGAACAAGACGTGTCCAGATTGTTAGATGTTTTTCAGCGCAAGTGGACAAAGGTAAAACCCTTTATCTATCTATCTTTTAAAAGATATTTATATATATATGTCCACTTGTCCATCACTTCACCCATAGAAGCCTGTCCATTTAGAATGTTAAGTCATTGTGAAAAACCAAATCAGCGCACAACAATCTTCAACATTCTTTCTAGGCCTTTAGTAGTGCTGAAGTGATGGACATATGGACAAAAAACCTGAGATACCGCGCCAACACTAGCGTATTGCGTGGATACTTGCGCTGAATTATACTCAACATTCTGGACATAAAAAGGAGAGTATCAATGAAAGCTACTACATCTAGTAACAAAAAGCCTTACCTACGCATGACTCGCAGAGAGCTTGTCAATCGCTTGACATTGCGAAATCTACCGCCACCGCTAGTTGCAAGCATAGCCGACAGCATACAAGCCAAGCGCAAAGCACTACAAAGCGAGAAGCGTAAGCGCAGGCAGCACCATGCTGCATGGCAGGAAGTAATTAAGCCTTTGATAAAAGAACAAGGCAGCGTAGCCGCACGACTAACACGCATGAGAAAAGAGAATGACGCCGATAAGCTAGCTGTCTATGAACCGTATGCTAGTGCGCTGAGTAAATGCTTAGGGCTATTGCGTACCTACCAGAAAGGCGGCACGCGTACACCGCAGGATGAATACGCCTTTAAGAATAACGCGTCAGATAAAAACAAAGCGGGACACGATGTCCCGCTTGGCAAGGCGTGGGTTGACTGGATACCTGCACACATCCAGACCGCACTCAAACAAGCGCAGGTCAAGCTACAGAAACCACACACTCGCACGTTGCTGTCGTTATTCAGACGTGACGAGGACATCAAGCGTGGCTTTGTCCAACAACACAGCGCCGTATTAGCCAAGTGGCACGATGAACTAAACAAGCTACGCGATGCCGTTGACAATTCACCGGACGGCACACGCGAGTACGAGCAGAGGCAGGCTGCGCTACTAGATATTGCCATCGCAAAGGCTAGTGCTGTACCGCCGACCAAGCGCATACATGCGTCATGGAATAAGTACATTACCGCGCATGATAGGGAAGAAGTATTCAGAGAAGCGCATCCATCGTGGCAACGTCGGGTGTCAGCTCTCCCCGCTGACACGCAGCCGGTTGACTGGGATATGTAAAACATTTAGTTTTGACACGTTAGTTTTTAACGTGTTATATTTAGCGGGACATGGTGTCCCGCTTATTTTATGGAGGTGTGCCATGCAGTTAGAACTAGACCTACGCAACACAACGGAAGCCGAGAGGCTGATCGCTAAGTTTAAAGCACAGCATGATCTAACGCTGTGGCGTATTGAGCAGGAGAACAAACTATTAAAAGAAGTGGAGGCAAAGATAGCCTTGTACCTCCAAAAACTCGAGCTTTTGAATTACTTGCAAGAACAGCAGCACATTAAAAACGCAGCATAACCAACCACACTTAAGGAGAAGCATCATGTCACATGCAACTGACTTTTTCACTAAGCCTCAACCTATCCTGCCACGCATGGATGGTAGCAACTACATCCCTCGCTTGGAACACGCGGTGCTTGTCGTTATGACCAGTACCCATGCGTTCATGCACACTACCAACTTCGACAGCAGCAACCACGTCTACGACGAACCAACCCGCATCGAGGCGCGTCACAGACTCGAGTCATTCTTTAGCGCAGTACACAAGATGGCTGAGCGTGGCGACTTTGCTGACGCAAGCGCAGCACGCCGCTTCGTAGACAACACGTTGTATGCCATCGTTGCCAAGATCAGAGGCATGCTCTTTGACCTGCGCTATGACAACACAGAGGGGCAGCAGATGGGTGCAGACATGAGCAAGGTACTGCGTGCGCTCATATCCCAACAGCTTGAGACTATCGCAGACGACACAGGCTACGGCTTGCTTGCGCTGTCATGGCATCTTGCGTACGGCGACATGAGCAACAACACAAGCCTCTCACGCAGCAGCCGCAGTTTATTAGCCAATGCCATACATGGTCACGCAGATAACGACCGCGATGAAGTCGAGGCGCTACTGCAAACCAACGGCTTTCATTCATGCTCTGACTGCTATGACTGGACGCATGAGGACAACTTGCAAACACCGTACAACTGCGACAACGATAACGTGTGCAACTCATGTATCGAGAACAACTACCGCTACTCTGAGCATTACGGGCAGTATGTATACACCGACAGCGGTCGCTGGGCGTTAGACCGAGACGGTGACGAGGTATTCATTCACGAGGATGACGATGATTTCCATTGGGATGATGACGAGGACAACTACATTCATTACGAATACGAGGGCAGAAAGCCGCAGTTACTCGGCAGCTATCACAATCGTGCGCGTGTAGGTAAGCAACCCTTTCTTCATTCAGTATGGACACAACGCAACGACCGCTTCATGGGTGTGGAGCTTGAGGTCGAGGTCAAAGATGGCAACATCGACGACCATGTGGAAACATTGAACGCCAAGCTCAACGATGGTGAGGTAGGCAAGCGTGTGTACTTCGAGGCTGATGGGTCATTGACGCATGGCTTTGAGATCATCACTAATCCGATGGGCTTGGACGGTCACTATGAGTTGTGGTCTGCGCTACAAGATCGTGACTTGACGCGTGGTATGCGCTCACACGATACGTCAACGTGTGGTCTACATGTGCATGTCAGTCGTAAGAATATGCACACCATGCAGCTTAACAAGATGAATGTCTTCTTGAACCATCCTGACAACCAAGAGCTAATCAAAGCAGTAGCGCGTAGGTATGACGTCAACTATGCACGCATAGCACAGAAGAAGTTATCCAACGCACACAAGTATGACATCGAACGCCGCGATGCACTCAACATTACCAACGACAGGACTGTCGAGTTTCGTATCTTCAAGGGTACGTTGGTGCATGACACGCTGCTCTCAGCTATCGAGTTTGCAAATGCAGTAGTCAACTTCACCATGCCAGCATCATCGGCAGGGTTTCACCTATCAACACAACGCTTCATTGACTTCATTGATTCACCGTCACAACGCAGCGAGACCAAGCACTTACGTAAGCATCTCAAACAAACCAGCATCATGTCGTAATCCAACCACAACTAAGGAGAAATAACTATGTGTATTCTTATCCATCATCCAGCAAACGTATCATTCAGCGACGAGTTACTCAACGACTTCTACGCACACAACTCTGACGGCTTCGGTGCTATGTACTCAGAGGGTGGCAAGCTCGTAGTCGTTAAGACACTAGGCAAGCCGCAAGAAATCAACGCGCTATACAAAGACGCATTGAAGGGTCGTGAGTGCATCATTCACTACCGTATGAAAACGCATGGCGACATCGACATGGACAACTGTCATCCATACAAAGTAACTGACGAGATATGGATGGCGCACAACGGCATCCTGTCGATGGGCAACCCAGTAGATAAATCCAAGTCAGACACATGGCACTTCATCAAGTACATCCTGCGCCCTGCGTTGGAAGCTAACCCTGAGCTGATCTTTGACCTCGACTATCAACTGTATCTTGAAGACATGATAGGCGGCAGTAACAAGTTCGCGTTCATGCACAGCAGCGGCAAGAGCGTTGTCCTTAACTATGACGCAGGTGTCGAGCATGAGGGTGCGTGGTTATCCAACACATACGCATGGTCAGCACACTTGCATGGTCATGGTGCTAGGTACAAGTCAGGCAACGCCAACAAGTATTACACCGGCAGTTGGGGTATCAGCGATCAGGGCTACAACATAGGCTCGACCAAGCACAGCAGCAAGAGCTTGTCAGACGGTGCAGCGTTCGGTGACTACGACGACGAGTACGAAGGGTACGCGCACTATGACTACGACATCTCATCGTTCGGCAAGAAGTTAAACATACGCAAGGTAACTAAGGCTGCGTACAACTGTCACAAGCGCGGCACAAAAGCGTTGTATGAATGGGTGTTGATGGCTCCCAACAAAGCAGCGTTCCTGCTTGAGCAAGCGTTCGGCGAGAAGATCGAGGGCGAGATGTGGGATATGGTCAACGCATACCCTGACGAGGCAGCCGAGTGGATACAAGACTTATTCGAGGCAGGTAACTACAACGATGCAACCATTGCAGCCATGTAAGGAGAGAAACCATGTCTGACATACATGACGAAGAAGTAAAAGAAATGATGCGGCAACTGCTGCGCGTGCTTGATGGCGATGTCGGGCTTAAACCTGAAGTCGCCATGCCTGCCCTGTTGTATGCAACAGGGTATGTGTTAGGTCATGCGGGACATGGTGTCCCGCTTAGTACGATCTACTCTCAAATCGTCAGCGACATTGAACACGCACGCGCAATAACTTCTGCCGCCGTTGAAACGCAGGATGCAATAGAACGTATGAAGGAGGGAGCATGACGGGTGTCATTTCTTTTCGGAGGGTTTATGGATGATGACAATGTTTTGCGTGACATCGCGCTGTGCATTTGCGCAGCGTGTTTGTTGATGATCGTTGGTGCGTGCTTGGCTTTTTTGTTTGTACGCTACGTGCCAGCATTTTTTATGTTGATTACTCATGGACATGGTGTCCATGAGTTTGTTTAGGAGGAAGTATGAGCAAGAAATCATTCGTAGTACGCATCAAAGGACGCGCTGACTTTGAGAAGTCATTGACTGTGTACAACAGCAGCGCAGAGGAAGCAATCGCGGCGGGGTTAGATGCCATATCACAACGTGACATCGACACGCTTATCGTAGACACCATACGCTTTCGCGTAGACCCAATGGAGGACACCAATGAGCGAGTTACAGGGACTGAGTAAGGATGAGTTGATTGACATGGTGCAGCAGCTAGAAGCACAGCTAAACAGCATTGTGTCAGCACTTGTGACGCATGGTGAACTAAGCCGCGCTGTGCTGCACGCCAACTACATAGTAGAAAATTTGCATAACGACCTGACAAACGATGCAGCCTCACGCAACTCAATCAGAGAGCTATGCGCAACCATCCAACACGCAGCCGCACGTATAAGGAGGCAGGAATGACCGCTGTAATTTTAGTAGATACAAAGGT